CAGCATTTCGGGTCAAAACAATAGAAAACTGGGGTTTACGCTAACGCGTTCGGTACCAGTCTCCGCCACTGAGCCATCTAACGACGACTCTCTTGGTATGCGGCTTACCGAATAAACCCCTTAAAGGTTCGTTTCCCTGTGAAAACAGGGATTCTGGTTCATTCGTTTCACCGTGAATTAGCACGTCCCGTAAAGCGTCTCTGATCGTTCCAAAGATCAGCTTCGCTCCCTTTTGGTACACGCAAGTCCGAAGACCGCGCACACTGTATCCTTGCTCACTTAAGAGCCCAAGGAATCCACTGGTAAAACCTGGTGGATCGGTGGTATCGTGCTTCATGCGTGTCATCAGCCAACTTAGATACGGAAACGGGTCCTTAAAATCAAGGTCAACCGTGTCTTTCACTAAAGTAGGAATCCGATATAATGTAGAACACCAACCACGTCTCAAGCCTTCTTCATATGGCTTTTGATGAGTCTCACTCAGTGATACGGCAAGGCCGACATCACCTAGAGTAAATGGTATTTCCGGACGTTCTTTGAGCGGCACCTTCTTAATCAGTGCCATCCAAATTCCTTTAAACCGCATATCGCAGCGTCCTTCCGCGTCTCCGGCCATAAGCCATAAACGCAGTCGATTCGCCAACTGTATACGGTAAGGAATTGCTACCCCGTTTTCATTGGGGTCATCGCTAACCGTCCCCCTTCTACAATAGAAGGGACGCACGTCGTAGCCGTTAAACCACTCTGTGCCGCACGACTCAAAAAAGCTTCCGCTTAAGAAGCTTTTCGTACTATTCACCTTAAACCCAAGGAGTTCAAGGCGGTCAACAACCGTCTTCGCGTATTTCTGAGGAATGATAATATCGTCCCCATAGACACTACAAACGGACAGAGCAGACTTCGGTACTGTAATACGTACCAATGCCCAGAAGTAAAGTGTCATCAATGCGAATGTATATCCGCAGCCCATAGGCATATAATTATACATATACCTAGGTAATTCACAATATTCTTTTGTGCGACAAGAGTACACATGCGGCCTTATTAGGTCCAGCAGATGCATCAAGTCAGGTGGTAAAATTCCCACCATATTCCTCTGACTAAACCAAGACGAAGCAGAAGACAGGTCAATCGTCGCAAGCTTTTCATTGCAAGCGCGTTTCGCTAAATTCTGATTTTTACCTTGATCTCGTATGTTCACACCTGATTTCAGCAGCAATCTTTCTAATTCGCGAGCAAGCCCTAACTGCACATACATATTAGCAGTCTGGACGGCGCTCACAGTTCGATCGACATAAGCTGTTTTCGGGACAGTACTAACTTGCACAATAGACGCGACTTCCGATTTAGGTTGTTCTGTCTGCCACATCCCATATTTAATGGTATGTAGGAAAGGCGCAAGTTGGGGGCTTACCGAGGTCTTAGACCTAAGTTTTTCTGATAACACAGAGGTTCGCGGCACTCCAACGGATGCGCCGGGCCCACATTGTCCGTTCTGGACAATCCTGTCGAGTACATCTCGAGTCAGGAAATATGAACCATCCTCACTTAGGATGGAATTCACTTCTCTACTTAACTCTAACACCCACGGCTCATGAAATTCAGCCATTGGCTCTTCGTGAAATGTATTGAATGTTGCCTCGCGACTTGCGAGGATACTCTCAATTTCTTTGAAAAGGTTGAGCGCTTCGGTTTCAGTATCGATTCCGGTTGGTATCTCTTTACTCTTAACGAGCATCCGAGATACTTGTCTATCCCAGCGGAAAGCTTGTGGATCATTTCGCCATAAAGCAGCGTTTTTAGATTCACTCCACTGTGGGTTAAACCAACTTATCGGTTTAATCTCAATGCTCGATTCCAGATTCTTTAATATGTCTGGTGGCGAACAAATAAATCTCCTTTCGGAGACAAAGATCTTTGCCGTAAAGTCAGCCCAGGATTGATCCATGTAATTACAAGGATTCGGCTCTAATGTTTTGAGCTCCATCCATTCATGGTTCCGGATCGCTATATAAATAGCGAGGGAATGCGGAGTATTTATTACTTCGCACATACATTCGGTTAAATGCAATTCTAAATCAAAGCATGTATCCGCGTTTTGCAATAAACCTAAAGGTGACATTGCACACATCCTTAAAAGGAATAAACCACCCTAAAATTAATTAGAATGGCGCTTCAAGATCTGCGATCAAAGCTTGTATTGTTGAATGCGTACAAATATTCATTAAGTACGCAGCCATATTTGCTCTATCGTCGGTCGAAATATCTTTCGGCATTAACACGTCTATATTAAAACGCATAGACGAGGGATATGTGTAGACATCCAAGTTGGTGTCATGCACCTCAATCGGAACTTCAAAGGACAGTTTTGTGCGAATTACTGCATTAGCTGCCTTAGGGCTCGTTTGAGAAACCCCTAGAGTATAAAACCCTCGAGGTGAATTGGCGGTTACGCGCTCCTCATAGATCACAAGTCCACCATCCTTTCGGGCTGGTGAGAAGGTGTGAGCTACCGGTGTGGATTGGCCGTCGTTAACTACTATGTTTGATGCAGCAGCCACAGTTTAATCTCCTGTGCGAGTTGTTATCTTGCTCTCAACAGTGTCAATAAAGATATTGCACTTGAGAGTCGAGCTAGTGATTTACTGCGAACCATCTGGAAAACATCAGGCATAGCCGCAGCACCAACTATTTCACGTTGATGCGATTTGAAATCGGCACTAAAGCCTGACTCAAGGTTATAACCCGAAGCCGAGGCTGAAGAATCAGTGCCAGTCGCATGTGCGAAACATTGTATGGAACGAGTTCCGTATGAATGATCAATACGGGAGAGCGTCCCAATAGCTTGTACAAAATTGCCAACAGGTAAAACCCAATCGACAACGAATGAGAAGGGAATTCGTTCCCAAGCCCACTCTAATGGATTGCCTAGATTAATTCTGGAAATAAATCCATCATCCCGAAGCTTAACATTAAGCTTGGTTTTGACAACCATATGTCTGCTAGCTTGCCAATAAGCGCCTCCAATTGTGTCGGAGTTGCTCAGTTTGAATTCAACTTTTCTGTATAAAGAATAGTTTTCATCTTTAAGTTTAAGCACGATATCATTCAATGCTTGAACGTTAGGGGTAATTGCGAAATTATTCAACAATACGGCAGAGGGAATAGACTTCCAATTCGCATACTTTCTAATATGTTTCATGGCGCGTGCGCACATCCAGGGATTGTACATACAGTTGACTATATCGAGAGTTATATTCGTAAAACTCCAAATTAATTCAGCTGTTTCGTCTATTTCTGCTAATAATT